GTAACCTTGCCCGCGCCCTGACGCTAAAAAAGCGCCGCGCTCGCGCCCCCCGCATTGGATTCCGGCGAGGAAGGACCCCTTTTGCCTCGGGCCGCTCGCCGAACCGTCACCGCTGTCCAGAAGATAGCTGAAATACTACCCCCAACCGGGGTGATTTGTTGCAGCCTCGGCGAGCGTCAAAAGGTACAAACGCAGGAAACGAAGGACAAACGCGGCAAGCGTTACCCTGCTTGGCCCACGACTTTGGAAGGCAGGCGGAGGCCTTCGCCGTTGAGTTTCTCGGCGACGATCTCCAGCGCCCGTTTCCAGCGCCGCCACGCGGTACTGCGGTCGCAGGCGAAGCGGATCGTGATGTCGCGCCAGCCGTAGCGCTTGGCCCGCATCCACACCAGATGGCGCTGCTCGACCTCCAGCCACTGCACCCACTTCATCGTTTCCAGCATCCGGTCGACGGCATCGGGTGTGGGTGGGAAGGGTCGGTAGACGTGCTCGTCGGCGGCAAAGGCTTCCCACTCCTTGCGCACGATGATGGGCCAGGTGTTGAAGTAGCCCTGCACACGCACGGGTGGCAGGCGTCGTCCGGTGCTGGCGGCCTCCTCGAAGCGTGCAGCCACGTCCTCAATCGTCCAGTCGTTGCGGCCCACGTCACACCTCCTGTCCAAGGTCGTGGTGGTGGACAGCCCAGTGCAGCAGGGCCAGCGCGTCGGCCTCGTTGTCGTCGGCCGGGGCATGACCACGGGCACGGGCGGACGCCACCATCTCGTCCTTGCTGGCGTTGCCCTTACCGGTGGCGTGCTTCTTGATCGTGCCCACGGGCACGCCCTGGTACGGGATCTGGTGGTGCTCGCACCACGCGGTGAGCGTGGCGAGGAAGCCGCCGTAGGCGTGCGCAGCGTCGGTCGAGACGTGGCGGCGGACTTCCTCGAAGTGCAGGCAGTCGATGCCGTCGCAGGATTGCTTGATCTCGGTGAGCCAGCGCTTGAAGCGCAGGAAGCGCATTCCCCCGCCTTCGAAGCGCTGCGGACGAAAGCTCTCGGAACCGCTGGTGATGTGGCGATCGCTGCCCCGCAGCGCCCAGCCGGTGGTCGTGCCCAGATCGAGGGCGAGGATGGTGGTGGTCATGGTGTCAGTCCTTGTCCGGTGCAGGTCTGACGCAGCTGACACGGAATACCGAAACTCTCCGTGAGGCGCGCACGCGCGCATGCGTATAGAGAGTTACGTGCAAAGGCGTCAGCTGCGTCAGACGACGTGGTTTTCATGGGGGTCAGTTGTCCGCGTAGGGGGTGTAGGCGGGCATCGGCGGGTACTTGAGGCCAATGCCCTGGAACCCGCGCACGCCCATGCCGTTGCGCCACTTCTCGATCCCGCGCGTGATGAGCAGATCGGAGAAGCGCCGTTGCGCGCCGATGAACTCCCCGGCGGCCTCAGCCCACTGCTTCCAGTCGGTGAACAGTTCGGCGGTCAGCGATTTGGCGTTGGGCGCGCGCACGCAGCGTTCATCGAGCCAGCGGCCCAGCGCATCCTCGGACTCGAAATACTCCTCGGTCGCCGACACCACGCTGGCGGGCGGATTCAAGCCTTCGCGCTGCCACGCAAGACATCCGGCCACGGCCCACGCCAGAATCCCGTCGCGCTCGGCCAGCAGCTTCTCGGTCAGACGGCTATCGCGCCGCTCGGGCGGAATCGTCACCGTGAAGGGAATCATGTGCATCCGCCGCTTCATCGCTTCGTCGATGTTGCGGATGGCGGGCTTGTGGTTGCCCACGATCACCGGCTTGAACTGCGGCGTGTACTCGAAGAAGTCCTGGCGCATGAAGCGCGCGGAGATCTTGTCGCCGCCCGTGATGGCCTTGACCTTGGACTCGTTCAAGCGTCGCCCCTGCTCGGTTTCGATGGCCGTCACAAAGCGCGCGCCGCGCAGGCCCGCCAGATCGGTCGGATGGCGGTCGCCACGGGTTTCGACGAAGGTGTCCATCGACGCGGTGGCGGCGTAGTCGCCGAGGATGGTGCTGATGACGTTGGCGAACACGCTCTTGCCGTTGGCACCCGTGCCGTACAGGAAGAACAGCGCGTGGGCGCTGGTCACGCCAGTCAGGCAATAGCCGACCATCCGCTGCAGGTAGGCCTGCAGATCAACATCGCCGCCCGCGATGTCGGACAGGAATGCCATCCATTGCGGGCAGTCGCCACCGGGCGTGGCCGTGGTGATCTTGGTCATCCGGTCGGCGCGGTCGTTCGCGCGCTTGCGACCGGTATTGAGATCGACCACGCCACCGGGCGTGTTAAGCAGCCACGGGTCGGCGTCCCATTCGTCAGTGGTGGCCGCGTGCCTGCGGTCTGCACGCGCCAGCCGCTCCACGCCACCGACCGTGCTGGCGCTGGCCAACTTAGCGGCGACCTTTGGGTTGTCGGCGCGCACGGCGGTCTGGCGGCAGACGCTGCGGATCAGGTCGGTGGCGGCCAGCGTGTCCTCGGTGCGCCAGCGTTGCCCGTCCCACACCAGCCAGCGCCCCCATGCCGCCACGTAGCGCCAGTCGCGGTGGTAGCGGCGGGTGAAGGACAGCGCCAGCGCGTCCTCGGTGCCCCAGACGGATTCGTCGCTGCTGACCACCGGATCGACGTCATCGGCCACGTCGTGCATCTGAAGGCGCGGGCCGTGGGTAAGGAAGGTGGCGACATCGAAGCCCTCGGCGATGGCGTCCGCCACGTCCCAGCCCTCGGCAGCCTCCTCGGGCGGATAGAGGATGTGGCAGGACTTCGCACCCGCCGACAGGATGGCCTGCGCCGCCCGTGCCGCGTAGTCCCAGCCCGGTTTGTCGCGGTCGGGCCAGATCAAAACCGCCTTGGCCGAAAGCGGCGACCAGTCGGTCTTGTCGACCGGGGCGTTCGCGCCGTGCATCGCCGTGGTGGCCACGATGCCCGCGTCGATCAAGGCCTGCGCACATTTTTCGCCCTCGACCAACACCACCTGCGCGGCACTGCTCATCCCCGGCTGGTTGTAGAGCGGGCGCGGATCGGGCGGTGCCATCCTGCGCCGCTTGGCATCCCAGGGCCGGAACTGCTTCTTTTGCCCGGGCGGGTCGTAGCGGTAGGCGACGGCGATGAGATGTCCCGCCGCATCGAGGTAGTCCCACTTGGCGGTGGCGGGGCCGAGTTCGTCGACCGGCACGTCCTTCTTGCTGGCCTTGCGCACCGGTGCGGAACGCGAGCGTCCAAGCAGATCGGCAGCGGCGTCGAGCACACGCGGAAAGTCGTGCAGCACGTCGATGCCGAGGTGCGCGCCGATCAGCGCATAGATGTCGCCGCCGTCGCCGGTGGCGCGATCCGTCCACAGCCCTTGCTTGTCGCCATCGAGAACCACTTCGAGGCTGTCGCCGGGACTGCCCAGCACGTCGCCGATCAGGAACTTGCCACGGCGCTTCTTGCCCGCAGGGAACAGAGTGAACAGAACGGATTCAAGTCGTGCGAGCAGGTCGGCACGCAACTCTTCGCGCTCGGCGTCGCTGAGTGTGCGGCGGCTGTGATCGGGCAGTGGCGCGATGTCGTTGAAGTCGAGAGTCATTCGCCCTCCACGCCATCGGTGTCACCGTCGCGCCCCTGCGCGGCGGTGCTGCGCGCAGCCCACGCAGACAGTTCGGACGGGCGATAGCGCACCAGACCGCCCATCAGGTAATGCGGAATCTTGTACTTGCTGCGCATCTGCGGGTCGGCGAACCAGTAGTACGGCAAGCGCAGCGCGGCAGCGGCCTGCTTGGCGTCGATCATCGGTTCGACGTCGCCGATGAATTGCGTGTCGTCGCTCATGGGGTTCTCCAGCACCGGTCTTGCCATGCGCACATCCGGCATTCGAAGTGAGTGGGTTCGTGGAAGCTGCGCGGCAGCAGCTCACCGGCTTCGGTCGCGGAGATGACCTTGACCGCGCGATCCGTCATCCGCTGCGCGAGCGCGCCATCGAATGGCACCAGCTCGACGTAGATATCCATCGAGTCGGCGTTGATCGCGGTGAACAGCGCCGGGTGCTCGTGCAGTTGCAGATGCGCCTGATAGAGCGCGACTTGCGCGGCGTAGACCGGCTTGGCGACCGCGAGGCCTTTGGCCTCCAGTTCGCGCCACGATTTCGCGCCGAGGCACTTGTTCTCCCACAGCGCGGGATAGTGGAAACCGTCCGGCCCGCCGACGATCACGCCATCGACGTGACCGCGCAGGCGGCCGTGCGCATCGGAGAAACCGAACTGCTCGCCGTCGGGCTTGCGCGTGCGCAGGTCGAAGCCCGCGTCGCGCAGCCACGCCACCATGCAGTCCTCCATAACGTGGCCGCGCTCGAAGATGCGCAGCATCCGGCCCTGCGTGTCGCGCCCGTGATCGACCGGAGCCTTGGCGTACTCGAACTGCAGAGCGCGCTCGCAGGCCGCGCCCAGACGCGACGCGCCGAGGTAATCGCGTGCGGTCTGCTGCGCACGCACACGCTGCATGCCAATGTCGATCAGCGCCGTGATCTGGCCGGAGACGCTGGCTGAGGAATTGAAGTCCATCATGGCTTCCTCCCTTTCGGCTCGTCCCAAGGCAGGTCGTCCTCCAGATCGGCGAACGGATTGGCGGCGTCGGGTGCCAGCGGATCGGGCGTCGGCGGCAAGCCCCGCACGGGCGGGAACTTGGTGGCCTCGTGGTGCGCGACCATCGCGTCCGACCAGCAGGTGACGATGGCGTCGATCACCTGCAGCGCTTCCGTTTCGGAGTAGTCGCCCAGCGGCTTGGCAAACCCGATCTCGCCCGCAGCCTCGCCGAAGGCCTTGAGGCACTGGCGCATCGCGGCCAGTTCGACGTCAGACGGATCGATCATGGCGACCTCCGTCTGGTCGATGCTGCCTTCCTTGGCGCGCTGCCAGTTGCCGTACAGCCCGTGAAATGCGTCCTGGCAGCGGCGCGAGCAGAACACCCAGTCGAGCACGTAGCGGCGCGGATCGGCGGTCTTGAAGCGACCGTCCGTGTGGCCGTAGCCGCGTGCTTGTCGTTTGCAGACCCAGCATTTCACGCCACCTCCGCGAGTTCTTCGGCCAGCAGACCGAGTTGCAAAGGCGTGCCCGCGAAAGCCGATTCGCAGCGGCGCTTGAAGTCGGCGTAGCTCATCGAGCTGCGCGCAATCGCCGTGACCGCGTGAATCTGCGATTCCAAATGCGCCAGCCCCTGCTCGGACAACCACTGGTGATGCTTCTGCGAGATGCCCTTGCGGTTGCGGATCTCGCCCAGCAAGTCCTCCGGCAGCACCGGCCCGTAGACCCAGCGCAAGGTGATCTGGCCGATGACGTGGGGCGGGTTCTGTTCGTGCCCCTGGTACCGCCAGTTGAAGAGGCGGTACAGCGCCCGGTAGTAGTCCGGGTGGAAACGCCGCTCCCACGACGCGCAGGACTGGCGCAGCAGCTTGGAGATCAGCTCCTGCAGCGCATCAGGCGCGCGGTGGTGCTGGTAGCCGGTGGCCTCGTCGATCAGCGCGACCTCGCCGGTGGTGGCGAGCGCGCGCATGATCTTCATGCAGTTGGGCACCAGCTTCCGGCGCGCACGGTGCAGCGTGTGGTCGAGCGCGGCATCAATCACGCCGGAGGCGATCTGGGTGATCACGCCCGCCGGGAAGAACTGCGCCCGCCGACCGCTGGGCAGCGAAATCGGTGACTCAAATTTGTCCAACTCCGACAATGACTTAGGCGAGAAGTCGGCCAGAATTTGGCGGAAACGGTGACCCGTGTTGTTCTCGTGGACGCCGAGCAGCTTGGCCACCTGCTTGCGGACGTAGCCGCGCTCGCCGGTGGTGAGCACGACCGCCTCGCATTCGAGGTCGCCGAAATGCACGACGCCGCAGTGGCTGGCACTGAGGGTGGATGCGTTCATGGCAGCCTCCCTCACTGCGCCCACGACGGTTTGCCCGTCACGGGTGCGCGTTGTGGAGCCGGTGTCTGATACGCGGGGGCTGCCTGCGCCGGAGCGCCGGACGTGCCGCCGCCCGAAGCCTTGGGCGGCACGCCCATCAACTTGGCGTAGTCGGGGTGATCCGGTTCGACCGCCACCTTCACCACGTTACGGTCTTGGCCCTTGCCGTCCTTCTCGATGTCGACGCGGGCCAGGAATTCCAGGCCATCCAGTTCGTGGAAGCCCTGGATGCGGCGCGCGGCCGCGGCCTGCGGGCCGTTGTCCTGCGGGTGGACGTTGCGTGCGCTGTTCAGCGCGGCACGGATGAAGCTGCGCCCCATCTGGCCCCAGGTCGGCCCCTTCTTGGAGTGCAGCCCGATGTTCGACCACATCTTGCGTTTGGCATGGTCGCCAGCGGTGACCACGAATTCGGCGGCGAGATAGATGGAACCGGTCTCGAAGGACTCGGTGGCGTAGCCGCCGCCCCATCCCTGCGAGGGATCGTCATAGCCACCGGGCTTGATGGTCATGCGCACCGGGACAGTGGTGCCCTTGGGGATCAGATCGAAGCCGGATTGCTGGGCGTCGGCGTCGTTGAAGTCATTCCATGCGGTCATTGCGATTACTCCTGAGATTCGATGTGTGTGGTGGTGGCGGCGCTGGCGGGCGTGGCGGATGCGCCCGCGCACTTGGCGATCAGCGCGCCGAGATGCGGCGGCTCGAGCAGGTCGAGACGACCGCTGCGGTCTTTGGCC